GGTCAGCGATCTAAGGTCCAAGTCACCGCCTACTTTTTCTTTTCCAAAAAATTGATCCTCAGAAATGTTATTTTCTTTACAAAATTTAATAATATCTTTTTTCATTTTGGTTAATTTTCCATTAATTCAATCTGCATATCAACTATCTGCTTGGATGATTTGCGATCTTTAGCCAATAAATTGTATTCCTCCCTGCTTAAAAATTCAATGCCGTATGTATTGGCATATTCTGATATAATTCTCTCCTCATAAGTGTCGATAAAGTCACCATCGGAAAGCTTGGTTGTACTCATTGGAATCGGAATAAATTCAGGAGTATTCCCTCTTGCGTCAGGTCTCTTAAGCAGATTCTTTACCAAGCAAGGGTTATATACTTGCTTGTGATAGTTATGTAAATTATCTATTTCGATTGGCAGTAATTCCCCGGTCATTGGGTCCAGAATCTGACTGATTCCTTTCCTGTTCATGTACTCCACAATCATAGGAAGCACATGGGCAAAATGATACTTGTATCTGCTACTCTTGATTGCCTTTACCTTGCTTATTACTAACTTATAAACCCCGATTGGTAGACTGAAAGCTTCCGCAAGTGCACTCCTACTCTCAGGCATCCAATCCGTTTTGCCTCCGTTTTCTTCCCGGTAAATAAATAATACTTTAGGGTCCATAGATTAAAATCCTAAACTATGAATGTATTCCCTGCACTCCTCTACTCTTTTGTAGATAGAATTTATTTTTTCTTCATCCCTCTTAAACTCAAATGTTTTGGTCCTTAATTCGTGCGGAATGTTTTTGTAGGTCATTTTTTCGGTAAACTCCTTTAGAATTTCGTCATTTAATTCTATGTCGTTTTTCCAACAAAAAGAACTCGCCTCCCTGAAAATAATGTCCTCCGGGGTGTCCATTAAGACATAAATAACTCTGAACGTTTCCGCACCGGTTAAGTCCATATATCCCTGACCCTGCCAAACATAATCCTGGTTTTTTATTTCATCTTCAAACAAAGGAAAGGTGAAACAATCCCAGGAAGATTTTATATCAATGATCAGATTATTCAGAATAATATCAGGCGTTCCGGTCAAATAATCATTCTTTAAACTTTCCTCATTCTTCAAAAGAAAACCATAACCCAAGACATCCGAAACATAATCAATTGCGTCCTGTTCAACTGTCAGTCCCTTTGTTGTGTACTTGTTTGAGAACTCCTTTTTGCGGTCATATAATTGTTCTTTAATCCAAGACTCGACATAGGATTTTGCAGTCATTCCCAACGTTTCTTTCCCTTTGCCGTTGGTCATTATCTGACCAATTGCGGAACATCGAATCTTAAACTTTTTCATTTAAAAGAGCTTCATTTTCGGGTGAGATAAAAAACACTTCTTTTAATTTTTCCACTGTGTAGTTTCCGTCCTGGATTGCCTTCTTAGCTCCGGCCCATTTTGTGTGGCCTGGTGTTAATTCAGGCTTTTTCTTTTCAGTAGGTAACACATCACGCACCCTCAAGCACTCCACCTTTTCACCTTTTAGCGAAGTGGTAGAAACATACAAGGTTATTTTCTTTCCAATCCATTCCTCAATAAATGGAGTGTTATGGACCTTGCTGATCATTTTGGAATTGGTGACGTTCAGAATCATTGGTTTTGAGTCCTTCAAATAAAGGACTGTGCATTCATCTGTCTTGCCACCTTCACCCTTCACCATTTCTCTTTTTACGTCCGTAATTTCCACGGTCAGGTCTTTACCTTCCGGCATAGAGTATGCCCCTATGTAGTTAGGATTTGTTAGTTTTTTCCAATGCGTTTTCATTTTTTGTTGTTAGTTGATTTGATTTTTAATTTAATGAACCTTTAAATTTCATTCTGCATACTTTGATATTCCCCAATCCTTCCTGAGATTTGGTCCGGGTCTTACTCCCTATCACTTCAAATTCATCCAGGGTAAGTCTGCCCCTTACTACGGACAGTTCAAAAAGGCAGTTCCACATTGAAGGATTTTTGGCCCATGCAGCAGAGATCAGATTCCGAGTCTTTGTCTTAGTCATATAAGTAGTTTTAATTTTTCTTCGATAAGTGGGATTAGTTCAGCGTCTTCCGGTTTGTTTGATGCTTTTATTACTGGAATTGAATTTTCAAATATTTCCCTCATTCGGGTTTTGTCCATTAATTCCCACTCGCATTTGTCGATCTTTTTAGATTGTATTTTGCTTAAATAAAATCTAATGATTGGAGCCGGATTTGTTTTGAGTTTAGCGTGATTTCTCATTCTGATATGTATGAATCTGTGTTGTTATCTAATTCTGAGTAAATTGCGTCAATCAGTTCTAAATACTTGTCTTGATCAATTTCTTTCATGGGTTTTAATTCGTCTTCCAATTCATGGCATCCCATCAATGCCCGGATTTTAATTTCTTCCTTTGGGAAGTCGTAAACATGGCAAACTCTGGACCGTCCATCTGGAAGGTCATCTTCCCACAATTCAACGGTATAAGAAAATACAAACCAGATTGAGTAAAACCATTCCCCGACTTGTATCTGTTCAATGTGGTGATAGTGGTCAAGAGGGGCAGCGGGTTTTCTGATTTTAATAGGCTCGGAAATTGTTGCAGTTGTCATATAATTGTGAAAGTTTTAATTTGTGAAAAACGGCCAGGGCAATCTTAATTCGGGCCGTAAAACCCAACTCATGAATAAATTCTATATCTCGAAGTGTGCCGTCAACGGACCACTTTATAAATAAATCGTTTTCAATTCTCATTTTCTTTAAATTTGCCGGGCAGCTTAGGACTACCCGGCACGAAGCATGGTATAACCGAAAATCAAAAGGCCAATACGTTTACCGGCGAACTCACTCGCTTTTGGTCCTTAAGACCGTTTAATTTGTTTTGCATCGTTTTTAGTTTCTCGATTTCATCCCTCCGGTAATCGCTTGAAGAAAGACCGAGGTCAAGCATTTCAGTATTAAAGTTTATAGCTTGATGAATTGCCAATCCAAGTGCAATCGCCTCCGAACTGTTTATCTCAATTATCATTTTTAAGTCTTTTTAGTTTTAAAAAAGCCGGGAGTCGCACCCGGCCAACTTTACCATTTTAATAGAAAATCAAAACACCCTACTTTTAAGGCTACGATGAAGACATTTTACTATCCGAAAGGACCCGGCTGACCCTATTATCAGCCGGGCATTGGTCTATTCATCATCAGATAGGTTTGAGTGATTATAACTGCTGCCATCACTCACGGCTACCGTTTTGTTCAGTTTCTTTAGGGCAAAAGATGCCACCCTATACGAGCGTTCTCGTATTGCAATATTTTATAATAAGTTAAAATTTAGTTAATTACACACTACACCGCTGCGATCTGTGCTACATTTGCAATTCGAGCCTGGACCCATTCAATCAACTCCTTTTCCGTAAAGTATTTTTTTTTGCCAAGGGTAACACCTCCGAGGTGTGGTGATATTGTTTGTCTGAAGTGACCTTCTGACATCCCAATATATTCAGACGCCTCCTCTGTTGTGAGTAACCCTAATTTTTTTGCTATGTTTGGTTTGTTGCTGCTATCTTGCATTTCTTTTAAAGTATGGTACAAATATATGTTCAATATTGCACATTATCCAAATTTTCGAGCAATTATTTTTGCAATATTGTGATAATTTTTAATTCTTAATATGTAATATTATGGAAATCAACGGTGTTTATGTTGAAAATTTAAGAAAAAAATTAGGATTGTCGCAAGATGATTTTGCTAATTTGCTTGGAGTTACTTAAGGGGAAGGTGTAAAAAAAAAGACGCTGGTCGGCAAACCAACGTCTAAAAGATTGTTTTAAATTAAAAATTACGGAAAGCAAAAATACTAATTTTCTTCTAATTTCTCATGATCAAGTTTGATTTGTTCCTCTGGAAAGCCAATCATTTTAAACTGGTATGATTCCGCAATTCGGAGGAACTCGGCAAACTTAATCCCCTCCTCACCTTCCTCCTTCCTGTGAAGATTCTGTCGGGTCATGCCCAACTTCTTAGCGGCTACTTCAAGGGTTAACCCCCTGTAGTTTCGCATTGATTTCAATCTAAAGTTACTCATGGGATGTATCTATTAGGGATAGATCCTCTACTGAGATATGAGGATTAAACATTTTGTTTTCCTGGATGTGTGCCTCCGCTTGTCCCTTAGAATCAAACTCCTTAATTTCGTCTGGGGTTTGATTCCAGTTTCCAAAATTGCCATCATTGTTTAAAAATGACTGGCTGTCTGTGCTGTAGATTGCGTATTTTTTCATTTTGAAAGGTTTTTATGTTTTTTAAATTAATTCTGTGATTTCATCCAGTTTGCCACTTTCTCGCCTTCTACAAGGCCGTCATCTGTAGTTTCACCAACTCCAAGTAAATTAACCAATGTGTCAGCAGATACGCACTCAATCCACCCCTGATTGCTTACCATGTGGTTTACTCTATCTTGAGAAGCCAATTTTAATTCTCCAGAATTTTTATGGACCATCAAAGATTCGTTTCCAGTGATTTCTCCAAATCCCAAAACATCAGCTAAGTTAGAAGCTAATTTGTCGTTTAAAATTTGTGTTGGTATCATTTTCTTTTTTTTGTAATTGTTAATTGATAGAACAAATATACAACAAGTATTTACATTGTCAAGTCTTTTTTAATCTTTTTTTGTAAAAAAGTGAAAAATACACATAAGTAGTTATATCAACATATTGAAATAATTGTAATATAACTATGACAGATTCGCCACAATTAAAAGTGGTCAAATTCCACCACTTTGGAAAATAGGGACATCCCCCATTAATTCCCCCAAGGTAATTTTACAGGTCAAAAAGTGGTGCAAGATCACCATGGGAAAAGGGGAAGAAAAAGGGAATGCTCTCCCCTAAAATTTTACAAGTTCAATATATTGCACAATATGAGGTTCATTTTGAATCAGATATTGCACCTTATCGGGTACATTTTGGTTTAATTAATGAGATATCATACCCTAAAGGGTAATAAATCTAAGTAGTCACCACAGTGAAAGGCTTCGCTACCGTCTTGGAATAGAATTCCGATGCTTCCAGGGCCTTTATTACCCTG